CCTGATAAATGTCTTGGTTGCTCTAAACCATTTGATAAGAAATCAAAAGAACATGCTACGACTTGGACGGTCTTTGTATATAACGAAAGACAAGAAGTGAAGCTTTATTGTCCCGAATGCAGAACCAACATTCAAGCTTGGGCAGAAGATTTAGAAAAGGAGCAAATTTAAATGTCAGATATAAATAAACAACAATTAATGCAACTTGGCAAAGAATCAGTAAACCATCCTAAACACTACAATCAAGGTTCTATTGAAGTAATAGCTTACATTGAAGATATTGGAATGGGTGAAGATTTTTGTGCAGGAAATGCAATAAAGTATCTTTCAAGGTATAAACACAAACAAAATCCACTTGAAGATCTAAAAAAAGCAAAATGGTATGTTGAAAGGCTAATCGGATACTATGAAAATAAATAAAATAAATGATAATAATTTTTCACAAATTGCACAACAATGTAAAAAACCTTTATTGATCAAATTCTATAATCCAAATTGTCATCTTTGTGATGGTCTGAAGCCAATATTTAAACAAATATGTTCTTCATTCTCTAACGATTATGAATTCGGAGTAGTGAATGCAGTTGAATCAAAAAAACTAACAGGATTTTTCAAAATAACTGGTGTTCCTCACCTATTTGTTGTATTCAATAGTGATATGGTGGAGATACCATATCCACAGAACCCTGATCCAGAAACTGGCTATTCATTCTATGATATTGCCGATTTTCTTCATTCCTATAAAACAAACATTAAGAGGTAAATATGCTACGAGCTTTAAGTTATGATGATGTTCTACTTGTACCCCAATACTCTGATATAGAATCCCGAAAAGATGTAGATATTAGCAGCATTTTGGATGCAGAAAGAAATTTGCATTTTAGTCTACCAATTATTTCTTCACCAATGGATACTATTACCGAAGAGAAAATGGCAATTGCTCTTGCGAGAATGGGTGGTCTTGGGATTGTGCATAGGTATAACACAGTTGAAAAGCAATCTAAAATGGCAGAGATTATATTCGAAAACATTTCTCCTACTAAGGTTGGATTTGCAATTGGTATTACTGGTGATTATTTAGAAAGAGCAACAGAGTTATATAGTTTGGGAGCAAGAATCTTATGCTTGGATGTTGCTCATGGTGACCATATACTAATGCAACGAGCTTTGAACCAATTAAGAGATAAACTTGGTGATAAGCCACATCTTATGGCTGGTAATGTTGCAACATTTGAAAGCTGTTGTCGTTTAGCTTCTTGGGGAGCTAATAGCATTCGTATTGGTATAGGTGGAGGTTCTATCTGTTCTACCAGAATTCAAACAGGTCACGGTGTTCCTTCCTTGCAATCAATATTAGATTGTTCATCTATTCCGCTTGATGTTACTCTTATTGCTGATGGTGGAATTAAAAATTCTGGTGATATTGCAAAAGCACTTGCAGCAAAGGCAGACTTTGTTATGATTGGTTCTCTTCTTGCGGGAACTGATTGCACTCCCGGTGATGTCATAAGCACAGAGTCAAACAATAAACGTAAAGTATATCGTGGTATGGCATCCAAAGATGCTCAAATGGATTGGCGTGGTAAATCTTCTTCGTTGGAAGGTATTTCCACTACTGTTCCATATAAAGGAGCTACTGTCGATGTTGTTGACCAACTTGAAAATGGTATTCGTTCTGCTTTCTCTTATTCTGGTGCAAGAACAATCAAGGAATATTGGTCTAAATCCAGATTCATTGAACAAACATCTTCTGGTCTTACCGAAAGTAAGACACATATCCTTGAAAGAAACTAATGGATTGGAAAAGATTTTATTTATGGGTTGAAACGCATAAGCAAGCAACTTTTATTGTTCATCTTTTACAAGATGGATATAAGAAGCAAGCCGAGTTTTTTCGTGATGTAATTGATGCTTATATCGAGGAAGATCCAGAGTTTGCGAAGTGGATGGATAAGAAAAGATTACAAAAAGGAAATTTGAATACCAAAAAAGGACTTGAAAGAAAACAGAAACTAATTAAAAGAGCAGAGCAATTACAAGACATTTTATTTTCCGAACAAGATTTGAGTAAAATTTTTGATCTAATCGAAGAAGAAAATGAGGATTTTTAATAAGTTGATACTATTTATTTTCGTTAGGAGTTAAATACATGGCAAAAAATACTTTACTTACAGAGAAACAAGTTTCAAGTTTTATGAGACTTGCAAATATTAAACAAGATAAAATCAGTAATTTTATCGGAAATGGCAAAAGAAGATTGAATGAAGAATATACTGGCAGTATGCAAGAAGATGAACCTGCTGCTGATGAAGAAATGGGTGAGATGGATGATATGGGAGAGATGGGTGATATGGAAGAAGAACCCGTTGAAGCTGATATGGAACCCGAAGCTCCCGAAGGTCAAATTGAAGCATCCGAAGACGAATTCGAAGGCTTTCTCACAAGAGCATTAGAAAAGATTCTTCCTGCCGCTCTTGAAAAAGCAATGGCTGGTCAAGGTGCTGACCAAGAAGAAGAAATGGATTTCGGTGGAATGGAAGATGAAGGTGGAATGGAAGATGAAGGTGAAATGGAAGATGAAGGTGAGATGGAAGACGAAGATTCAGAAGTTGAAGTTGAGGACGAAGAAGAACCAACAAAAGAACTCGATGAAACTAGAAACAGAAGAACCAACAAAAGGATTCGTAACACCGGGGGAGGTGATGCAAAAATGAAAGAATCCTTGGTTTTTGAAAATGTAGATCTGGTAACTGATGATGATATCGTCAACGAAATCCTAAAACGTGTTATCCGTAAGTTAGTATAATAAACCCAACAAAAGTTTGCTATGTATCGAAGACCGTGTTATGTGAGTAACACGGTCTTTTTTACATTCAAGGATACAATATGTTTTTACAAATGCTCTCAATTTCTATGTGGTTCTTGTGTGGATTCTTCTTTCACAAAACTTTCTCGTCAATGTTACAACTTGGAATAACTTCTAATATCATACAAAAAGCAACAAATGACATACTTATATCTCTTGTGTTCATTGAACAAGATATTCAGTTTGTAATGGAAAGCAAGAAATTAATTCTGAAAGAGAAAGGAATGTCGGATAACGATATAGAGCATTATTCTCTCATCCATGAGAAGAATTTCAGAATGTGGAGAGAAAAGATAATAGTAACTTTTGTCAATAATTATCCAGATATGTATAAAAGCAAATTTGTTCCGTTCAACAACTGGAATGGTGCAGCACAACATGTGAATAACATGATAAAACAAAATAAAAAGGTTGCCAAGTGATAAACGCAATGTTATAATACTTATACAAAGAGGAAATGAAAATGAATATGTTCTCAAAAACCAAAAAAAGAATTGATGATGAAACAGAGCACGAAGAAACAATTAAATCGGAAACCAAACCTGTCGTTACTTTGATTGCACCAGAAGATAATGATATGAGATTGATTGGACTCTTTGGAGAGGTAGAAGAACAAAAAGTAGCTTTACTGATTGGAGCACTTATTGATCTTGCAGATACAGCCGAAGTAAAACAACCAATTGACCCTGATGATCCAGATTCAGAAATAGAAACTATTATCGAACCTATTGAATTTATTATTTCAACTCCCGGTGGTTCAGCAGACGATATGTTTGCACTTTATGATATGATGCGTGTTACAAGAGAAAAATGTGATATTGTTACTTTTGGTCTTGGAAAAGTTATGTCTGCTGGTGTTCTATTACTTGCAGCAGGAACCAAGGGACAACGTAAGATTGGAAAGAATTGTCGTGTCATGATTCATTCAGTTGTTGGTGGTAATGCTGGTTCATTCCATAGCTTACAAAATGAAATGGAAGAAATCAAATATATCCAAACTGCTTATCTAAATGCTCTTGCCGATGAAACTAAAATGTCTTACAATGAACTGCGTAAGATGATAGATAAGAAAGTCAATGTTTATCTATCAGCAGAACAAGCCATTAAACTTGGAATTGCAGATATTATTGTATAAAAGGACTATTTATCAACATGAACAACACATTTAATGTCGATAAACTTTTAAAATTAGTGCAAGAAGTAGCTTTACTAAAAGAAGCTACCTTTAGCACCGACGAGGTTTCCAGAACTAAATATTTCTTTCCTATTTTAAAGAAAATACAAAACAAAGAACCTTTTTTTCTGGAGCCTTCATCGCCCGATCAAACCCCAGAACAATTTACTGTAGATATTGAATCTCCCGAAGGTCAACAATTTTTAGTTGATTTTACAGATTCTAATGCTGATAAAGAAAAACTTGATTTATTGTTCAAAGAGAAGAAAGGATATAAATTTGTTATACCAGCTAAAGATGCAGAAGGTAATGTAAAATATTATCCCCTAAATGCCCTCAGCAAAAGTTTATTAACTGCCAAACCCACAAAAGGTGGCTTGCAAGGAACTGAAACTCCTGATATGAAAGAGGGATTAGTAGCATTTTTCTTCCTTGCTGGCCCAGACGGCTGGACTGTTGCGGAAGAAAAACTAAAAGCAAAAGATGAACAAACAAGTTCCAAGATTTTAGACTTACCAGTACAAATTGTAGATTCAAAACGCTTTGGAGCTAAATCTTCCTCTCTTGTGAAAAATGCTATTATCTATTTGAATGAGAATGCAATAACCGACAAGAAAGAGATTCACCTTTTTCTAAATGCTATTTCTGCCGCAAAGGCATCGAGAAACTATAATAAGAATGTTGTCGATAGAGGACAACTATTTGAAATGATAAGAAAAGTTGCTTCTAAAATTACTAAATTAGATCCTGATAAATGGTGTCCCGGCGATATCTATGTTTATGATGCAGGAGCAGAACAACAGATAATTGATATTGTCAAAAAAGCTGCAATCAGCGAACAGGTTGTTACACCAGTTCCATCGGACAATCCAGATGCCGTAGGAATAAACTCCTTATTTGGTGGAGAAAATCCTCTTATTTATGCTCTTTCTTTGAAAGAAGAAGTTGCATTGTCTGGAAGGGCAACTGCTTTCTTGAAGATAAAAAACATCAAAGGTACAGAGCTATCAGCAAGTGAGTTCTCTATTTCCAATGAAGAAACACAAATACTTAAATTATATAAAGATAAAACTATTCCTAATGTAGCTGCTTTAATCGAGAAATATGAGGCTGAATATCAAAACAGTAAAGCACAATTTATACAACAATTAGGTAACGAAGAATATGCTATTGGAAAAATTGTCAATGCTGCTTCTAAACGTCAAGGTAAAATTAAAAGTGATGAATATAAACTTGGTTATTTAGTCAGCAAGTCTACTTGTTTCAGATTCATGACTTCTTATCTCCAAGATTTTAATAACTTGAAAAACGCAAACGAAGTAATGCAACAATATACTAATCCTATGGTTGCTCTTACTGCTTTCGGAGTTAGTCTTTCGGGTTTCAATCCAACCTTCATAAAAATCGTTGCATCATCAGATGGTCAAGAAGCATCAGCAACCGTATTCGAAGGGCAAGATTCATTGACCATGAGTTCAGAAGAAGTAATAGTAACTGATACTCCTACAAAAGCAGGTTTCAACTTTTCTTTCGTTACCAAAATGGGTGAAAAAGATTATCAAACCACATTAGATATTCGTTTTGCTGGTGGCGTTACTGTCTCTATCATCGTTGAAGAATTTCATGAAGGAAAATCCTATGCAAAAGATTATTCGGATGAAGAGCCAAAAGAAAAGAAAATAAAGGTAAAGAAATCTAAAACCAAGCAACCAGCACCACTTGATCCATACGCAGATGCAGAAACAGAATTTATGGAAGAATAAAAACAAGTAGTAATGTAATAAACTACTTGACAGCATACAGTTATCTGGTTATAATAATATTCAAATGAAATGGAGTTTCTAATGAGTAACAAATATAGTAATGGTCGTGCTTTGAGCGAAGCAATCTTGCGTGGTGCAGATATCTTGGCTGATAATGTCGCATCGACATTGGGGCCAAAAGGTAGAACAGTAATCCTACAAGAAAAGAATAAGAATCCCGTCATTACCAAAGACGGTGTTAGTGTTGCAGTTCAAGTTGTATTGGACGATCCCTTTGAAAACTTGGGAGCACAGATTATCAAACAAGCATCGCAACAGACTGCTGCACAAGCTGGTGATGGTACAACTACTTCTATTGTATTAGCCCGTGCTCTATTGAGAGAAGCACAGAAGTATATTATTTCTGGCATTTCTCCTATCGAGATTAAAAGAGGTATGGATAAAACATTGCAAGTATTTGTTGAGAAACTAAAAGATATTTCTGTTCCAATTTCCTCCGAAGAAGATATCGAACATATTGCTTGTATTTCAGCCAACAACGATAAGTCTATTGGTAAATTGATTGCAACTGCGGTTGATAAAGTAGGCAAAGATGGTTCTATCACTATTGAAGAAGCAAGGTCGTTAGAGACTTCTTTAGATGTTGTAGAGGGTTTTCGATTTGATTCTGGCTATTTAGCAACAGCTTTTATAAATGATGAACGTCAGGGAGTAGTAAAGTATGATGATCCTTACATTCTTATTACAGATCATAAGTTTGATTCCGTTGGTGATATGTTGCCCGTATTGGAACTCATTGCAAGAGAAGGAAAACCATTTGTATTAGTTGCGGAAGAGATTGAAGGACAAGCATTAGCTGCTCTTATCATGAATGCAATGCGTGGCACAATGAAAGTTGCTGCTGTCAAAGCACCACGTTACGGGGAAGAACGTAGGAACATCTTGAAGGATCTTGCTATATCTATTGGAGCTACTTTTGTTTCGATGGAAAGTGGTATGAAAATGTCTGATGTCAAACTCAAAGACTTTGGTAGAGCAAAGAAGATTGAGATTGGTAAATCGCTTACTACCATCGTTGGAGGGAAAGGTGATATGACTGAGACAGATGCAAGAATTGATGCCATCAAAGCCGAGCTTGCACAAACAGAATCGATGTATGAATGCGAAAGATTACAAGAACGTATCACAAGACTTGCATCTGGTATCGCAATCATTAGAGTCGGTTCAGCTACCGAAATCGAAATGATAGAGAAGAAACATCGTATTGAAGACGCATTAGAAGCCGTCAGAAGCGCACAGCAGGAAGGTATTGTTCCCGGTGGTGGTGTAGCCCTCCTGTATGCTTCAAAGGGTCTGGAAATCGAAATAGACAACGAAGAACAGAAGTATGGAATCGAGATAGTATTGAGAGCTATCCAAGAACCATTACGTCAAATGGCAATTAATGCCGGGGAATCCCCAGACATTATAGTTAGTATGATTGAAAACCTTACAGATCAAAAAATGGGTTATGACTTTCTTAATAGAAGATTAGTAAATATGATTGAAGAAGGTATCATTGATCCAGTAAAAGTTACTCGTTGTGCCCTTCAAAATGCTATCTCTTCTGTTGGTACTTTAATTACTACAAACTATGCTATAGTTCAAATATAATACTATTTATAATATAAATTGGAGTATCTATGCTATGGCTTATTCTACCGAAGACTTGCGTGATTTAATTATCGAACTTGATAAGAAAATAGATAGAGTAGTTAGTAGCATGGATTATATCAAAGCCAAACAAGATGAAACCAATATTGATCTTGCCAGAATCAAAGACCCTGACAATGGACTTTTTTCAAGAGTTAAAACTCTTGAAAACTGGAAAGAGGGTCATTCCAAAATTACTTGGGGTGCTATATCCGCTGTCACTTTTCTCATAGTCAAACAACTTTGGGATGTATTAACTTAAAACAATTGGTGTTGAATGAAGGTAAAAATTTCTTATACGACAGAGCTTGATAATGTGCCATATGAATGCCACAGGTTGCTGTCATACAAATCCGATAAAGTAACGGAAATAGACGATTCATTGGAATCTATTTATAAAGACTTGAAAGTAGAAGATGGTGCTTTACTATCTCTTGACAAAATACATAAACTGCGCTTACTACTTGCAGATTATGATGAAACTCTCGCTGATGTACAAACAATTCTTCAAGGTTGGGCAAATATTCGCTTGCAATCCCACCAGAAAGATGTTACATTAAATACAGAAGAGAAAGAACAACAGTTCGATGCTCAAAAAATGCTGAGTAATCTCAAAGCACTCAAAGCATTATCCGAAGGAAAAGAAGATTCTATTGAACAAGACTAATCAATTTATGATTGGGGATCCAATCTGGATCCCAAGCTCTTCTACTCTATATTATCCAAGTGCTAAATACTGCACAAAATACAAATTTATTGCTGCACCCATTTGTGCTTGGTTCATAGAGCAGACTGATGATAAGTGTTCGAAGGTAATGTATGATAACGTATACTGGTCAGTAGAAAGTGAAGATTTATATCCATACCCACAACAATAGGAACAAAAATGATTCAATTACTTGAAGTAGCAGAAAACCCATATCCGGCAGGAACAAGCAGCAAATATTATGTAAGAGAGATTTATTTGAGTCCCGAACATATTATCATGGTCAGAGAAGATGGGAATATGAAAAGATTACTTGCAGAATCTACATATTCTCCACAAGCAGATGCCTTGATGGGAAAAGAAATGAGGTTCAGTAAGCTAACTATCAATCGCGGTTCTGCTGGTCAAGACGTAACAGTAGTTGGTTCTGTTGAAGTGATATATAGTAAGATTGAAGAATCAAAGATGAAAACTAAAAAGATATTGAGGGGGTAACAATGGGAAAATGGTATTGGGTTCATGCAGTTTCCGACTGCGAATACTGCGTTGAAGCTGTAAAATTACTAAATCAAACAGGTTTTCAATATGTTCTTTCTTTATATGATCGCAACCCTGCTGTTCTGGAAAGTGTAAAAACTTTATGGAATCATAACACTACACCAATTATTGTGGAGTATAATGTGGCAGGAACAACTTCGCTTATTGGTGGTTGTGACGATTTGCATGAATACTTCAAAGAACTTGGTTATAGTCCAGAAGAAAACAAACAACTTTCTGATGATCAGCCAAAGTCTGATGGAGTAGAGTAAATGTCACAAGTTAGATATGTTGAGAAACCGTGGGGTCATGAAGAGATATGGGCACACACTTTGCACTATGCAGGTAAAATCCTATATATTAATCCTAACAGCAAGTTGTCTCTACAATATCATAATGAGAAAGAAGAAACCATCAGAGTTCTAAAAGGAACATTATATCTTCATCACCAAACACCAGATTCAGAAG